ATACAGCCGCCTTGAGATACTGTTTCCTTACATATGGACTAGCCATAATGTAAGTGTTAGGATTCAACATCCTGATTCTACTTGCCAGTAGACCCGGTGAAAACAACACTCTACCCAGAGTCTTCGAAGCATGTTCCAGGCTAACTTCCGTCTGCTTGAACGGAAGAATGTGAGTCTTCAGTGGACCATGACCCGTAGCTGTATTGACGAAATCAGCTATTTCCTTAGCTAGCTGAATGTTGTGATACGGATTTAGTTCCGCTGCCTGTGACTGTGTAACTTTCTGACCAAAGAATCCAGGTCTGACAGAACCAGTATCCATACCTTTGATAGCCATATCTCTGGCTCTATTCAGTAGATACTCCGTCCTATTCACATTCAGATGATTCAGAAAGGTGATATACGCCCTATTAGTAGCCCTAATCGGATAGCCCACAGTATGCTTGTAGATAGTGGAAATTCCGGGGATACTACCTCCCGTCTCTAGCCACCTACTAGCTGCACCTTCTGCTCTCGGACCTAGTTCGCTGGCTGGTGCGAATATCTTCGTACCAATTTTCTCTGCCATCGACTTATCCACGGTCCCGTCAGCTAGAATCCGCTTCTGGAACAGAGGTTTCGACTTCAGGTCCGCGTCCATACGTTTGAAGGATTCAGCACTCAAACCCTTGAACATCTTACCTGCCGCAGACCAGAACTGCGGAGTTAGAATCATTGAAAGTCCCTGCCTACCTGGAGCAGAGAAGTCCAACATAGTAGTAGCACCAGTAGGTACCGATAGAGCCTCAGTTAAGAAGTTATATTCCTTCTCTTTCGTCTTGTCTATTCTAGTGGCACCTTGACCCCATCCAGTTGCTTCCTTTAACTTCTGCCACCTACCTTTTGGCGGTTCACCTGCTCCACCTGCTACCGTAGGTCCACCAGGAGGGGGTGGTCCACCACCTATGGCAGAAGCAGATCCTCCAGATGTTTTATCATTGCCAGAAACTCCGCTTGATCTTGTTCTCCCAGAGATTTCGCTTGCTCTTTGTCTACTGAGAGTATCGACCGTAAGGTCTGCGCGCCCTCTCGCTCTTTGATAGTCCTGTAAGAGTTCTCGTACCTCTGGAACATAGTTTCCATCTGGTCCTGTGAGAGATTGGCGAATAGCGGTTGCAGCATTAGCTCTCTCCTGTAATCCAAACTTTGTATCTGTATCGGCGAATGCCCATGTGAATCCACTACCTTCACCTCTTACTCGATTATGGTTGAATTCATGAATAATGTAATGAGTTAGTCTTGCTGCCATTAGGGATGGATTAGCCTCTTTTAGTATTGCACTGAATGGATTCACCATTACAGCGAAGTTTCTAGCAGGTTGTCCCATCGAGGAAGGATCCGGTACGTTAATTCCTCCAGAACCAGGATCAGCTAGTAACCATCCATATTTAACAGTTGTACCCAACTGTCCACCTGGACCTACTGGAAATAAAGTATGCAGTCTGTCCAACATATTGGACATGATATCTGCAACTTTATTCAGGTGAGGACTATTTTCTAATCTAGCCCTTTCATCTGGCAAATATCGAGTACCTGAGTCATGTATTACGTGACTATTTCCTACAGCAGTATTAGGTGCTAAGTCATCATATATTTTCTGAAGTTCCGCAACTCTCATTGTTTCAGCGGGTGTACTTATATTGTCATCAATCCATTTTCTGATTCGTGCATCAGCCGTACCATCTAATGCCTGTCTATTTAGACCAAATGGATAGCCTTCCCCGCCTTCTTCTATCTGAGATTTAAGGTTAATTACAATCTTTTCAGGAACATGGGGCATAGGTATTTGACCATGCCCAATTTGAAATTCTAGTGCAAATAGTCCATTATTTAATACGGCAACTGTACTACTCCTCCGCTCTTTATTATCTAGATCATAGTGAAAGTCCATATCTACATTTTCTGGAGTAGTGATAGAAGTTCGGTATGTTGGAACTGGTTGTCCGTCAAGAGTCTCAAGAGTATTATGTGTGGAACCAGGAAGCATAGTTCCATTTTCCAAGAAATTATCTAAATGTTGTCTAGCAGTATGGAAATCCTCCATGAATTCTACTCCCTTTAGTCCGGGAGTATTCTTAACGGTCTTTTTTAATAATTGTCCTGCCTGATAAAGACTAGCCCTTTGTTCAAAGTGGACCTCTACCTTGAGTCCAGTAGGTGTATTAGCACTTACTATACTCTGATCAAGGGGAACTCCTACTTGCTGATTCTTTAGTTGTTTTGGATCACCTTGAAAGAAATACCTTACTTTCTTTCCATTTACATCTACAATAGATTCTACACTTACCCACTTACCACCAAGCATGGGAGCAGCTTTAGCGAATCCAAATCCACCTGATGCAGTTGGATCATTACCCTTACCTGTCTTACCGATATCAGTGAAAATGGTATATAGTTGATCCGCAGTCAGACCCCTTCCGAAGTCCTTCATTACAATAGTTTGTGTGGGAGTTCCACCAGGCAGACTACCACCATATCTAAAGACAATTCGGATTGGACCTTTATTACCAGAAAGTTTCATCTCATCTGCGGCATTTTGCAATAGTTCAGTAACTACGACAGTTGGACGGTCCTTCGTATACAGGGTTGTACCAAGTACATCCAATATACGGGTATCGTCCATCTTAGGTCCAATTGCAATATTAGATCGACCTTTAGTCGTAGTCTCCTTAACTTCGAGTTTAGATGGTTCTGCATCTGCTCTCTGTTGAGCAGTTAGAGTATCTGGACGTTTCATTCCAGCAGGTTCGGCATTCTGACGAGCCTCATGAATTGCCTGCATGAACTCGTCTTCAGTTTGATATTTAGTTCGATCAACTCCGAGGGCTTTACCCCGTTCGATCTGATCCTTAGCTGCTTTAACTCGTTCCCTCATTACCTCATTGGTATCTCTAGTTACAGTACCCCTATTACCACTATATCCTGCAAATCTATCTTCAGGAGTACGCGCACCCATACTCGGACCCTTAGCCCCCGCCATAGGATTGTTGATTCGGTCTAATTGCTGAGACAGATCAACAACTGTCTTCATATCATTAGCGCGATACGCATCATCAATTTGGACCCTCAGAATCTCCTGTCTAGATGCAGTTCTAGTGGCTACTTTACGTCGAAGTGTCTGCATTATCTGTTCAGGACTACGTGCCTCAGAAGCAGTAGGTCTGAACATATCATCAGCTCTGGGTGAAGTACCAAAATCGATAGATTCAGGCTGAGCACTACTAATATTCTCTAATTGCTGATTTCCCCTCATTTCACCAATTTCTGACGTAAAATCAGGTGGGGGAACTATACCTGTCGGACCTGTTGCATTATCATCAACCGGATGAAGTCTCAGATCAGTAGATGGTGGTCTACCTGCACTGAAATTTTCAGGTGGTGGTTGATCAGGTACAAATTCTTGACGAAGCTCACTCATGGGACGGATAGTACCCATTCCTTGCGTCGCAGCAGCATTAAGTTGATCACCCTTTTCCTTAATAGAATCAGCTATATGCTGTAGTAATTCAGCTTCATCAGCATTTCTAGCGTTATCAATCAAATTTCTTATTTCAATATGATCAGTTTGGGCTTGACCAACCCTTGTATAATTATCAATTATTTCTTGAGCACGATTCATTATACCTTCAACATTTCCAGTCCCCGCATGTTGTCTTAGTTGCTGCGTAATCTCATACAGATTCTTAGCACTAGAAGGGAAATGAGCCACACGGCCCATCGGACCACCAATAGTCTCATCACCAATAGATGATGCTACATCAGGTTCATTACCGCCACCTAGTTCTTCACCACCAAGACGTGCCGCTTCAGGAGGAATGGGCTTGAGAGTAGTAAACTCTGGACCCATCTTATCGACCATGAATCCGCCACGACGCAGATTCTCGATATATCCAGGTCTGACTAGATTTGCAGTAGGAACTCGTGGTTGATCATTATTAAACGCTACTTCACCAGGGTTAATTGCACTCTCAGTACCAGGTCTAATTGCCTGTTCTTGCTGAGCAGATGGTCTAGCTTGTGCAGTTGGTGGAGTCTCAGCATTAGGAGGAGCAGTTTCAGCAGCTCTGGCTGCATTAGCCATTCGCTGAATTTCTTCAGGTGTCAAATCAATCAAATCTGACTCTGAATATCCCCTTGAGAATAGAGTTTGCTCATCCGGTGAAACAAATGGATTACCACCACCACCATTAGTAGGTGGTACAGTAGGACCAGTAGGCGGAACACCACCAGTATCAGTAGGAGGAGGCTGACTACCAGCAGTAGGATCAAATCCGATAATTCGTACAGCCTCTCGGTAATCCAGTTGTTCGATATCCGCATCACTTAAGCCGATTGAACGAAGTCTAGCCCTCATTGATGCGGTAACTGGTCCCGCTGCACCAGTCGGAGGTGGTGGAGTTGCTTCGGGTGGTAGTGGGGGTGCGGCTGCGTTTACGTCAGTATTGGTGCCTGGAATTGCCTCTGTTTCATGTGGTGTTTTACCGTATTTTGCACCATGTAGGCCAAATCCAGCCCCCATGACGGTGCCCATACCAAAGCCACCAACAGTCTGACCTGCGACTTCACCAGCAGATGGCATAGTCCATTCAGATGGACTGAACAGTTTACCTTCCGCTGCTTCATGACGCGGAAATGCACCAACAGCGGCCTGAATTGCGTTAGATTTACCACTCCTAAGTGCGTAGTCCATTACCTCTTTTAATGCTGCACCTTTACCTGGTACACCACGAGCACCAGGTACCATATTAAATACACCTTCTACGGTGTTAATGCCCATATCGAAGGGTTGACCCTCCATTTTCCGGGCAAGTGCTTCACTAGCTCCACCACCTAATCCTGCAACAGCTAAACCAAGAGGTGTACCGAATCCTTCAGTTCCAAGTGCGATAGCACCACCAGCTAAATCGCTTAGTGCAGATCCACCGAATCTGACTGCATTAGGTAGAGTAAATTGGTCATACAGATCCTCATACCACGGCTTATCCACTTCTGGTGGTGGAGTAGCCCGTTTAGTAGGATTATACTCTGGTTGATCAGGTATGAGTGACCAGTCGAATTGATCCTGCTGTTGCGACTGCTGTTTCTTAGCAGGTGCAGGTTGAAACTCAGGCTGATCCGGTATCAATGACCAATCATACTGTTGCGGCATATCACTTCACCCAACCCTGATCAATTACACCTTGTATAGCAGCTTCAGTTACATTCTTATTATGAGATTTCAAGAAGTCAATAGCTCTCTGTTTCTGTTCAATATCCTTATTACCTGGTCTAAGTCCTTCTAGCTCATTTTGCAACATATCATGAGCACGACCAGGTGGCGTAGTTTCTAGCAGTTTTCTGACTTCAACTTCTCTATTCAATCTACGCTGAGAGTCTGCATTAAGTGAATCCAACTGACGCTGCAACGACTGTTTCTGTTGTGGACTCAGGTTCGGATTCTGCAAGTCTTTAGATAGTGTTTCCTCTCTAGTCGGCTTAGGTGGAGCAGGTTGAGTAGAAGGTCCAATACCAGGTCTTTCAACAGTTTGAGGCTGTTGTTGTGAACCAGTAGCCGGACCACCACCTCTACCACCAGTTCGAGGTTCTACCGGAGTAGGCCGTTTATAGTTAGGATCAATGTATTCTCTCAAATCGTCCCACGCATCTACTTCTGCCTGAGTCGTTACAGTTCCACCACCCCACAGAGAACCTATACCGTGATGTTCTCCCACAATAGGTCGAGCTGTCATCTCATAAAGGCCATTATTTCCCTTTTGAACATATTGTCTACCAACAGGATCGGATAGATATGTCTGTTCCAATCTACCCTGTTTTTGCCTGTTGAATTCCAACATATTCGGAGCAGATCCACCAGCCCCCGTTCCACCACTACCCTGTCTATTTTGTGAGGGAGTTCCGATTCTACTTGGTTGACCTGATGGTGCTCCCTCTACAGGGCTAAGAGTTCTATCAGGATTACGCTGATAAGTTTGACCATCAACTACAACCAAGTCTCTGTTGTTTGCTACAGCACCAGCCTGAGCAGCCTGTACAGCAGCCGCACCTCTAGCTGCACCAGCATCGACAGAACCCTTATTCTTGAGCAGTTGTAGGTCTTCTTCACCCATTTGACCAGTTTTAATACCAGTATCCTGAATCTCACCATTTGGTCCCTTCAGGACGTAGGTAGGACCAGTAGTATCCCAATCCCACGTTGGGTGCATTTGCTTCCACGCATACGCTTTTGCACGAACATCAGCGATTCGATTCTTTTCGTTCTGAATTGCATCCTGAGACGCCAACCTGTCTGCATTATACGCGGCAGTAGACATATTAGCTCGCGCATTACGCTCATTCACATTAGCCGTAGTCTCACCTGACGCCGCTGCTTGGAATGGAGTAGTCTTTTCCTTCCATGACGCCATATCGCGGATATATGGTGCGTACATCACGCTTTCCATCGTCTTCTGCGCGTCATCTTTACCCATTCCCATACCGGCTGCGACGATACTACGTGCAATTCCAGGTCTATAGTTGTTTTTATCAGGAGTCTCATCCAACAGTTTATTTAGCCTATCATTAGCTCTAGTTTCAGGGGTATAACTGTTCCAAATCGACTGCCAATCAGCACGAGGAGTCACACCATCAGGTACAGGTGGTGGAGTGGCCTGTCTAGGTGGTGTTTGTGGTGCAAAATTGAATGCAGCTCGTGATGCACTAGAACTACCACCATAATCCACAGGTTCTTGCGGAGGACTTCTATAGTCCTGCGGCATTTGTGGCTGAAATGGCTGTTGTTGAGAAAATGGATCTTCTTGCTGTTGTTGATATGGATCTTCTTCCTGCTGATAGGGGTCCATCGACAGGCCGAAATTATCGAAAATTGTCTTTTGGCGTAATGTCATGTTCGTTATCCGTAAATATCTTCTTGACTACTTCCACCTTGCGGATCACCAAACTGTTGCTGCTGTCTACGCTGCTGAGTTTGGGTGTTATTCCTATTGCTGAAATAGTCAACTATCGGATATGCTAGTTGAGCACCAGTATTGATGTATTTCTGAGTCTCATCGAACTGACCAGGTAGTTTCTGCGCGTTAGCTTGTGCGTTAATATAGTTATTACCCATCGTGCCACCTTGACCCACGATGTTAATAGCCTGATTACCAAACATTTCAGACATTCCAGGTGTAGTTCCGTAGAGTGAGGTCATTCCTCTTAATGCGGCTAGTCTGTCCTGTGTTCCTTGTGCATCTGCCGCGTATCGACTAGCTGATGCAGATTGAGCGGCTGCATTAGCTCTGGCTTGTGCGTTAGTCTGCGCGTCAGCATTATACTTCTGACCTTCAAATCCCAGATTAGCATTGAACATACCAACCTGATTACCTTGACCAGCGTTAAACTGGCTAGTATTCATCTCGTTGCCGATATCGAATTTCTGACCTTCATTAGCTTGTCCAGCATTGAAGATATCACCTTGCATTTGGGCACCAAGTCTCTGCCCTTCGATACCGGCCATACCACCATAACCTGCTAGTCTGCCTTGATTACGGGCCTGAACGATACCAGCATCAACATTCTGCATAGCATCGGCCATACCTTGTCCTTGCTCTCGCGCCATCTTAACTTGTGCCGCGATAGCATTCGGACTGTAACCACCTTGTAGTGAACGCTGCTGATTTACATTCCTTTCAGCATTACCATAGGCAGCTCTGATTGGAGCCGTACCTCTGGCTCTTAGATCAGCTATGTCTTGACCTGAATATCCACCAGTTTGACCAAATTCTTGATATCCCTTATAGGATTCAAATGGATCACTGGCTTTAACTCGCTCAAGTGGACCGAGACTTCTTACACTAGCTCTCTCGGTTCCAGCCATCTGAGGATTGACGGTAAAGGCGGAATAGTCCTGACCACCACCGCCCCCTCCACCGCCGCCACCACTACCACCTGATGTTCCACCAGATGCGATATCACGATAGTTATTCATGATATCTGTGTAGTCGCCATAGTTGGCCTCAGAGCCTCTACCATAGTTGTAGGACATAGCATTAGCTAGTGGTCCTTGCTGGTTCTGGTATCTCTGAGTCTGTTCAGCAGCTACATTCTGCACTCTACCTCTCGGGTCATTACCTGAGTCCGCAGAAGTCGATACGTTCTTGTTCTTATTGTTTCCGCCCATGTTTACCTCAGAGATCCAGAATTAGCGATTGTCCTTGGGGTAGTCTGAACCCATTTTTCATCAATCTTTTGGTATACTTGTAGTTTTGACTCCAAGCATACATCTGTTCGTATCCCGACTTCTTACAGACGAAGGTTGAAGCATCTAACATCTGGTATAATGCCTTAATGCGAACTCTAGGATCTAATGAAAGATCAGTAACTAGAATGCACTCGGCTATATCACGTACTCCACCAGCCGTTATGATGCCTTTTTCGTCTTCAACTACGAATGCACATACGAAGTCCATGAAATCCGGCATATCGAACTCTGTCTTGAAGTAGAGTTCGTGTAGTTGAGCGATATCCGCCATATCAGCGGGAGTCAGAGTGCGAATCATGTCGGTATCGTTGGTACAAAAACTGAAGCAAGTGGATCTGCCGGAGGACCAACTGGTATCAGTGTTCCACCATTAGATACAATGACAGCTTGAATTTCTAATGCTGCCTTTTCTTCATTTGCAGCAGGAATAGACTTAATAGACCTATCTAGTGCTACAGTCACAGCATCATGTTGTACTACAATCATAGGATTCAATACTGCATGATTTATCTTATCCTGAAGGAACTGATCTTTCGTCTGTTCCTTATTGATACGACTATCAAAGGCATAGTCCAATCCTACTTCTTGTTCTGGTGTCGTAACGATGGTGTATTGAGCCATGATGGTTAATTGATTGGAATTATTGCAGTACCAACAAACGTGTAAGTAGCAGGATCAAATGAGCCGCCTGGTGAAGTAGCATAGAATCGTAGCGTGCCATCTCCCGGTGATGATTGAGCCATACATGAGTATCCAACAGCATTATGATACAGAATCGGAGTACCAGAATAATTCGATGCCACGAACCCATTCGGGAGCGCGAAGTACCACGGAGTTGCAGCGACTGCTACTTGAATATACATTAAGATAAATAGACTATTACCAACAACCATCCACTTACAGCTGTAGTTGATTGTAAGTGTTCCATTACCAATAGCAGGTGTGAAATCCGTCCAATAACCAATCGGGAATCCACGGCCTTTATCGTAGAGATATGCCTGAGCGCGAATGTGCTGCACACATTCGATGCCGCCACCTGTGACGTTCACCCCCTGCTGAAAACTGGTCGGCCCACACGTTAAATCTTTGAGATTATTACCACCTGCTGTAGAGATAAACTTTTCAGCCGTCACCGAATTTGTGATGGTGGCGGTGGTAAATCCCTGAATGCTCGCATTGACGTAGAGGTTGGCACTCACGCCACAATCGCCACCGCAGGACAAGGTTTGTTCGGCACGCACATTCCGCGTAGCGGTCACATCGCGTGTAGCTAATACATCTCTTGTGGCCTTTACATCCTCTGTCGCGAGCAGCGTGCCCGTGCGGGTGACACTGATGTTACCTTCAGACACCCCTGTTTCAGCATCATCTAGTGACTGAAGAAATATCTGTGAGGCCGCATTAGTAAGACGCCATACTTTTTTATCTACTGGCTGAGCGTTGTCCTTGATAACTAAGTTTGCCCAGTTCCGATAGAACGAATTCGGATCTGCTGGATCATTCGTAATAGTTTGACGTGTAGCGAATACATTCTGTTTATTCAACCATACTGAATTGACTAAATAATCAGTTCCGCCCGGTTCGTGCATTGCATGGTGTGGTGTAGTAGGATTACCTGTCGCACCCGTATCACCCTTTACACCTTGCGGACCCTGTGGTCCCTGTGGTCCAACTGGTCCTTTAATGTTAGCTCTTAGTGTCCATACACCCGCACCTGTTTGCTCGTATACGTCACCCGTAGTAGTATTTAGGTACCAGTCTCCTACAAGACTTCCTGGTATAGTTGGAGGAGCACCAGTACCAGAATACCAGTTTTCACCAGGTAAACCTTGTATACCTTGTGGCCCTTGTATACCTTGTGGTCCTTGTGGACCTGTATTTCCTATTGGTCCCTGTATACCTTGCGGACCTGTTGGACCCGTAGGACCAACTGGACCTGCGCCCATAGGATTCCAAATAGGAACCCATTCTGTTGTTGCTGGATCTGGAGGACCGGCCATTATAATGCTCGAATGATAAAGTTCACAACTAAATACGGCGGATTGTTTGCATCTGTAGTTGCACCAGCCGCCGCTGTAGCACCTGAAATACCTACACCAGCTGCATCAACTGCACCAGCAACTCCTGCTGATGCTGCACCAGTATATCCACTTAGTCCTGGACTAGATGCTGATGTAACACCACCAGTGACCAGAAGACGTGATTCATTTCCAATCGATACAGACCCACTGAATCCGTGACTATGATTTCCGGTACTACCTGTACTTCCATTGATAGTATGTCGATGATCTGATCTCGATGCTACGTAGTTACTACCACCACCTGATGTTGGAATCGTAATCTGCAAATCAGGGTAGTCACTGGTAAAGTTCATTCCATGACTATGTGAACCTGTACTATCAGTTGATCCACTGAATCCAGCACTTCCACCATGATTATGTGCTTCAGTTTGCAACGAACCCGGTCCATGAGTATGTGACGCTACAGTTAGTGAACCCTGATCGTGGCTATGTGATCCGATACTTAATGCGGTAACTCCATGCGTATGTGCCGCACCAGTTAGTGATCCGACTCCATGAGCATGGGACGCAACATTGTGACCATGATCAATTACACCACCCGCCTGACCTAATGCTGCACCAGTTCCACCGGGTGATAAACCAAGGGGAAATCGTTGCATGAAATTGGGCAGATTGAATGTGCTAAATCCATCTCCTGCTCCATAATTAGTTCCAATAGCAGCAAATAACTCAGGATATGATGCTCTAGGAACTGCACCACCCTGACATAAAAACCAACCAGATGGGGCACCACCTCCACCCCACATTACTATGGTTCCAATTGGTCCTGTTCCTGATGGTCCTGGTGGACCCTGTGGACCTGCTGGACCCTGTGAACTAATTATTCCAGTTCCAGGCCACGGTTCTGGTGGTGTAGTAGTACCATCCACCACGCACATATACGCTACACTATCAGGTCCAATTACTATGTCACCATCGTTATATACAGGTCCCGCAGTATAGTTCCCCAGATAGTCCAGATTCATTCCACCTGCACCACCACCAGGAGGTACGGCGAAGGTTTTATCAGCACGAAGGAATGATGTAGTTCCTCCGGGGTATCCGGCTAAATTCTTTACATCGACTGGATCTGTTCCACCCTGACTATGTGTGGGCGCATGAGCACCACCTGCTCCACTACCACTAATAGTTCGTTTATTAGCGACTGAATCATCAAATACTATACCTGCACCAGCTAGTAACTGAACTGCATTAGGTAGTACAGTAGTTTCATCCTGCTTAGTGTGGTATGTAGCGAACTTATTAGCACTATTAGCTCCTCCACCACCTCCTCCACCACCAGTAGGAGATAGCGGGGGCGTATCAGTCTCAAACTGAAAATTAGAGAGTCTATCTAGTATCTCCTCAATTACCTGATATAATGCCTCATCTATCTCCTTAGTCTGAGCTAAGATAGGCTTCAAATCAGCGAATTGAGGTAGTTTTCTCGGTCTTCTAAAAGCCATGTTACGAACCAGGATATGACTTGTAGAGTTCCTTAGAGAAAATCACAATTCTATTGATTCTGAACTTCTCACCGATTTCGGTAGTTTTTAACTCAAATGATGCCCTCTGCTCAACGAAATTCACTAGTCGAGTGGGCGCGTATCGAGTCTTATTTGCCATAGTTAATGGCACCATTGTCTTTGATCTCAATTCATCCAAGGAGTATACGGCTAATCTGAGATTACCGTATCCATCAACTCGAATACGAATTGAGGCGAAGTGAGATGTACTCTCACCTGAACTTCGTTCTGAAAGCGCGGCACCAGTAGGCATTATTCACCTATGAATGCTGTCCGAATCGTAGGATTCGGGATTTTTAACTCGATATCTGGACCATACTTGTCAGTAAAAGTACCAGCCTTGATTACAAACAGTCCAGACATAGCCACAGGTATCGGCTGTGGTGGTGGAATCGGTTCTGGCGGTGGATCTGTCGGTAGAACTGGTGGTGGTTCTATGACAGGTGGTGGTGTAATGACTGGTGGTAGTGGTGGAGTTCCAGGAACGTGAGGAATTCCAACACCAGTCGGTTTACCAATGTATTTTACATAGAGATATTGATATCTAATTCCAGCATCGGCAGTCGGAACTCCCGCGGGCGGATCATACCGAAATGTACAACCATACACCCAATCATAGAAATTGGATGCAACTACAGCAGCAGGTAATGAAACTCCAGTATCGGTTTCAAATGCTTGAGTAATATCAGTTACACCTACACCTGCCTGATCTCGATATATAGGTAATGAGTATAGCTGACCTTGACGAGCATCCGATTTATGAGGCCACGCATAGTATCTGATACTTTGGAATGGCGTAGTGATAGGAACTGAACCCTTATCAGCGAACTGATAGTATTGTGTTCCAGGATAATAGGTAGGAGTAGCAGGAGTGACACCAGGATTAACAGAAACTAATGTATCAGATAGAACTGTATACACCCAAGTCGGACATGGCGTATTCTTCGCCATGTAAGCAGGATCGACTGGATCGAATACGATGTTATTCGGATCACTGATTGAACTGAATGCGTGTCCATGACCCCAATTTTGTGAAGTATAGGGATATTGAGTATTACTGATATCTCCCGGTGTCCGGAGTGAACTGACCCACATTGGAGCAGCTTCACCACCAACCACGGTATCCCAGTTGTGCATCTGATCTGCATAACCCGGAATAGTGAGCATGGTATTCCAGTATTTGAAGTTAGCCATACTGATGCCAGATTGCGGCTGTATGGCAATATAATCAAGAGTAAAGTTAAACGGAAATGCACGATGAAATGAATTAGTTAGTGTAACGTAGCTATTTGGATCAGCTCCAACCTCAGTTCCAAACCAAGCATCAACAAATGGTCCATTATGGATGAAAACAATTAAGGACCACGCACCAATAGTAGCAGGACCAATAACTAATTGATCGAATTCGATACCTAGTGAACGAACTCGAAGTTTATACTGAGATCCATCATAGAATATTTGAATCTGACTTCCATCAGTTCCAGCTATAACAGTAACATTAGATGGAATGTTGGTAGTAGCCTTGACCCAAAGCCCATAACTATATGGAGGCGCACCCTCATTAAAGGTATCATGGAAGTGAATAGGCGGATTTGCAGTTTCTCGTCCCTCATTTCTGAGTACGAGATGAACTTCACCTGCTGCTGCTCTGATCGCCATTAGAATTCAGGCCCCGGAGTACCGATAACGAGTCGATCTGTCTGAATCAGCGCGATACTGAATGCCTTCACATCAAATATCCATTTAGCCCATTTGATGCTCTTAGTATTCATTCCATCTGAATAGTCAGCATGAAGTACAACCTTACGATTCGATTCAGGTAGTGTAATCCACAGCTTCTTATTGATGGAATCGTTCACAATCTGCATTAGATGGAATTCATTCCTATCAATTGCTCTCCAAAAGTCCTCAATTTTCCATGACAGTTCAGGCTGAGCATACGTACCATTGAACAGCATCAAACCTGACCAGTCCACAATAACCAGAAAATCAGTATTGACGCCACCAGTATCCAATACAGAAGCAATACCATGAACAGGAGCACCAATACCTTGATCCAATACTTCTTCGCGCCATGTCGCCGGTTCATCGCCACTGTCACTGTATGCAAAGGTTCTGGTATTCTTGAACAGATACAGAATATCTCGAAACTCTTGACAGTTGGTTAGTGCCTTACCATCTAGTGGAGCGATGATTAGTCCATCGATTTTACTGATTGCTTCAGGCTCACCCGCCGCCGATACACGCGCAATCGATCTATTGTCTGTAATCCCAGGTGGTAATCCTGTCAGAGTCTCAGTAGTTCCATATTCGCCTACAATCACCAACCGCGAGTGATAGGTGGTGAGAGTAACACCTGCTGGAATCTCACTAAAATTGTCAATCAAGTGCGACGCATCTGAAATCAAATCAGAGTCGTAGTAGTTTCCTAACCATTGTGTAGTAGTATTGTCATTCAAAGTTCCACCAGGGATAAAGAAGAACTGATATCCCTTCTGGTCTCCATTGTAGTTAGAAATAGCCTTAGTCGATACCAGATGCCGCCTAACTACAAATGAGTTAGGTGATACTGGAATATTCTGAACCCAAATATCATGTACACCAGTATAAGTAGCTGAACCGAATACTTCTGGTCCAAGTGCAGTTAAGTAACCAGTATTCGTTTCATAGACTACGGCGACGAGATGAAATCCTATATCTGCAAACCCAGGATTAGGTTGAAGAACTGATAACGCAGCACCAGATGGTGGTAAACCTGCTGCTTTACGTGCAGGAGTTCCGTCACCTTTATATACATACAGGAATTCATTCTGTAACCCAAGTTGATACTTTTCACCTTGAGCATTCGTATAGGTCTTGAATGGAGTGATATAAGCTCGTCCATTGATTGCAACGAACCCAAAATCCTCCATAGCAGGAATAGTCAGAATTGGAGTGGAGATTACATTACCCGGCCCGAGAATATGATAAATCTTACCGCCATCAGTCAATACGATGAGAGTCTGACCGGATTGAGTTACGTAGTTGTAAATACGTTTAACTCGGAGTGGTGGAATGGGATTGTCGATGTAATTGACCAATCCATTACGAGTTTCCACTCCAGAGTGAAAGTATTGAATGTTATCTGCTTGAAGAAAATGATCTGATGGTGCAGACTCGGGATCACCTCTCTGCCACCAGCCCTGAAATTCTTCAATTACAAGTGGATCGTGATCTCTAGTTCCCGGCATGACCTAGATACCACCTCTCGATTTATATCCAGCACGAAATGGACGATGCCGAGTCATAATCTGCTGACGACCTTTATTACTAATAGCTGTAATTCGATCAATAGCCTTATTTGCCTGATCCTCTAGAACTTGCGCTCTAGATTCATTCTCTCCGATAAACAAGGCACAAAATGCCGCAGTCTTGTAGGACAGATATGAACGAGAATTCATCATAGTGATCGTAGCATTTTCATTCGCTACATAAGGTACACCTTGTCTCACGTAGCGAAGTTGAATTTCACGCGGAGACAAGGCACCATTAGGATTGAATTTGATCTGTTGATTTTCCCAGATCCAAAATAGTAGAGACTGATTCGGTGGAAATGATTGAAGAAACTCACGCCGACCTAGTGGAAAGAATGGGTCCGCACTTCCAGCCGCTCGTTCACCCACTTCCTGAATTTCAGTCAAATCATCAGGATAGCTAGGATTAGTAATATCTTCAGAATTAGTAATTATATTTTTACCAACAGGCACAAGTATAGGACTAGAAGTTGTCATATTTGATGGAGAATTATTAGATTCCTCCATCAGTTCAGACAACTCCTCAATCGCCATATTTAGGTATGGCGTCATCACCGTGTAGGTGTAATCAGTCTTATTCGGATCGTTCAGCAGATTAGCCACACGATCCATTATCTGACCTGCGGTTACTGCTGTTGTACTCATGGCTTACTTCTTCTCCGCTTCTTTTCTCTTTTTCTCAGCTTCTTCCGCGTCTTCCTTCAAGAACTTCTTTCCTAGCTCGTCGTGTGCTTTTGCAGCATCCTCTACAATCTTGTGGACTGCATCATGTTCCTTGTCTCTACGTTCCTTCTTCTCTTGTGCTGCCTTTACTTCTAACTGTTCTGCCGTAGGTTTCACTGGTTCAGTCACGGGCTTAACTGGTTCAGTCATCTTATCCTCCACTACGAAACAACGACGGCGTAATTACCAGCAACGATGGAAAAAGTGACGGTAGTGACTGAATTCAGATCGAATTCCTTGATGTTATCACCCGAGGCTGTATCTGTTGCGATAAACAGACGTTTCGAGTCAAGCTGAAAATCAACTCCCTGTACGTTGGGAATTACTGCTGCCGTCAACTGTCGGGCAGGTCCGGTCTGAGCTGTAATCGTGGCCTGATGTGGCATTTTCTTCTCCTACTGCGCGAATGTGAGATTCAACTTCTTCGCCAACTCTGGGTCAGCAATTGCCTTACACGTTTGACAGATTGGATACGCGGGGTTACGCAAATTACCACACGCCACGCATCGAATCAATTCTGCTGCCTGCATATCACCTAACCACGGTTTCTGCGTGATGTTCATGATTTTGCAAGCTAATCTCGCGTCATCAGAAATAGCTAGTGGATTTCCATTTGATCTGGACCACAAAATATCTGCGATCTTGATCAGTTCCATAAACCACTTCTTCTGTTTGATCTGCGCGTCCAGTAATAGAGGCGCGTGTTCCTTTTTAAGCCTCTCCACAGTGTAATCACCCGGAATATAGAACAGTCCAGGCATTTGATCAGCCATATTACAGGCAAGTAGTCCATTACAGTAATCTCGCACGATAGAATCAGCTACTTGAATGCTCGAAACAGGGATTTCGAGTAGTGGTTGGTCCGCATCCACTTCTCGCCACCAACTACTCGATCCAACCACCAAAATAGCCGGATTTTCATAGGTTCCAGGCAGCAACTCAAAGAATCCGGGTGTAATTGTAGCTTTTCTCTCCAAAATACGCTTTGGAATGATGCTAACTACGGTAGACTTGTCCATCGGGTTCACAGGTGCCCGAATAGTACGTCGATTTGTTGAACTCAGTCCTGGAAATTCACCTACTAGCATGACCTTCTACTCCTGATTTGATTTTTCGTAAGAACGAGGCACAACTATTGCCTCTTTGTATCGAAGTGCATCGGTTGTTTCTGTATTGTCCCCGAATAGTTCCTCTTGTAGTTCAGTAATTTGCTGATCTCGGCCCTCCTGCGTCGTGTTTTTCTCCGAATCCACATATTTACGTAGACTCTTTTTACCGAGTGCAGCAAGTAGAGTATCCACGATAAACTTAGTAGCAGGCCAGTTAGGAAAGAGAGGGTAATGATTCTCATCCCTATACGCCCAAATCGGTTCATACGATAGTTTAGCGCCTGGAAGTTCATTTTTGTTAATGTCTGGTATTACTACCAACCTCTCCAGAACGTGTAAACCCTTCAAATAGGGGTATTTCTTCACTTCCATGACCGTAGGCTGAAGAAATAGAATACCATTATCTGAATGATCTACTAGCCTCTTTTCTGTCTCATGATCTGCCCACACTATTCTGAAAATAGGTTGGCCTGCATCATCTATTCCGAAATGATCACGTAGTCGTTGATTCAGTGTAGTGAGTGTTTCCATTTTATTTCAAAGAATAAAGCGCGTGTATTACGGTATGCGCGCCCCACCGCCCGCCAAACCCTGATATCTAGCCGTTTAGACTAAACACCAGAGTTAATCACCCATTTCTGGAGGGACTTTACATACACTAGAAACACAGCACGATTCTGCACCGCTGCCAAGCCTGCCAGAATGTTACCACTGGTTCCTAGTGTAAGAGCGCCATCAGTCGGAATCAATACTAGGAGTCCACTAAACTGACCCCCACCAAAGTTCGGATTGATGGTATTCACAGCAGTAGAACCAGTTACTTTCACGATATCTGTCTTCGCAGTAATCGCGGAAGCTGATGCTACCGTGCTTTCCGACATCTTGCTTGTAAGACCTGGAATCATTTTTCCTCCTCCACCTGTTACAAAATGATCAGGTTAGCCAGCCGGAGTATATTTGCCAGTAGTCGGATTGTAAATCAGTAGCATTGCCTGACCCACAACTGACGCCACCGCAATAGCAATGTTTCCGGTTGCCACAACACCCGCAGTACCCGCGAAAACTAGTGCGAGCATATGCGTGTGATTGACCGGCGGAGTGATTGTCGCCACCGCCGTATTACCTGACAGAACCGTAAGGAAACTGACAGGTGCGATAGTTGCTGCTGATACGAGACTACCAGGAGCAACGGCATTCGTTGGATTGAGTGCTGCCCAATCTGATGCTGTGATAGGCATTGTTGACTCCTAGTAACCGACCGGAACCGCGAGTGAATCGATGTAGCTGCAAGCAGCAGGATTCGTCACGAAAGTCTGCATACCCACAACCATGTAGAAGATTTCCGCTGCGGCCACGCCACCTGACGCACCACGAATCTCAAAAATCTTCCGACCATCAGTGGTGTAGAATCCGATTGGAAGGATTTCCGCACGGCCCCACACTTCATCGACCACGAAGTCGATCCGCGTCTTGTCCCAGTTGTATGACGGCTTAACACCAGCTCCCGCGAGCTGCATATTGCTGCCGAAATACATATTCAAAGACTCCTCTTTCGCGGTCTTCTGAATAATGGAAACAAGCTGACCGATTTCTTCGTAAGCCTGCATCTGACACGGATGGAGCCAAGCATCGGGTGCGAAGGAGTTTTCAATTCCTACGCGATTACCGATCTTATTCATCGCCAAACGCGGCAGAGGCAGAGTCAATGCAGCATTACCTGCATTCACTCGGTTTGCACGAATCTCAGGCGTAGTCGAGCGCGAGAATCCGAGCCAAGTACCCGCAGAAGCATTCGAGTGATGATACGGCACACCAAACAATGCAGGAAGTGAAGCAGGTGAACTGATTCCATTCGTGACAATCTTATCACCAGCACCCACACCAGCGATCTGAGGAGTGATGTTGATGATCTTGTTCTCAACATCCCAGAACGTAATAGTTCCGCTACCCTTGTTTGTAGCAAGAGTAGTATCCCAAATCTGCACAGTCTGTCCAAACCTCATCAACCTGACACCAAAACCGTCAGTAGTCAAGGAAAGGACGTTGGAGCCGCCAGCAGGTGTATCGGAAGTAACTGTACCGATAACACCATCACCAGTCTGCATCATCTGACTCTCAAGCTGCCGACGCATTTCATCGAGAGCCGTAGCAGTCAGTCTTCGCACACTGTTAATGACGGCTTTACGCGCATCATCAGTCGCCCACTGTGTCAACTTCGTGTATTCGATGTTCTCTGACAGAAACACGCAGTTAAGCACAGCCTTATCGAACGTAGGTCCACCACCTCGACCCAGATCACCACCATCTGGATTGAAGTATTGAAATGAACCACCAGGACGTAGTTCGAGAGGAACGCGCATCTGACGGTGAGAGATCTTCTCCACGTCACGCTTTTTGATGTTCGCGTAGAACTTATCGTCCCGCTCGAACAACACCCGAACTTTCGGGATTACTTTCTCTAACTCAAGTGCTGCGACTTGAGATTCAACAACAGCCATGATTAGCCCCTATCTAGTCCTTCATCAAAAAGTCTAACGAGGACATATTACGTGGAATATCTTTCCCTGACTTAACTTTTCCACTACTTGGGGCTGTGGATCTGCCTGTTGTAATTGGACCCTTTCGAGTCGGTTTTTCTTCGTCTAACGTACTAGAACTACCGCCTAACCCCTTCAAAGCCTCGTTTCGGGCCTTTTTTATAACTGAAGGCAACAGTGTTTTGGCTTTGCTGAGATACGCGGACTTGATACGATTTGTGGACTCCTGATCGAATCCATTCTGAAATGCCTTCTCCCACAACCTATCTAACAGGCCACGGAATCTAGCATCTCTCGTCATCAAGTTTTCGAGAGTTTCGTGTGCATCCTTGACTGCATTTTTCTTCACGTAGTCAGTCATGGACCCACGCGGATCTATATTACCATCAATCGTAGCTTTCAGGACATTATCAGCTTTCATCTGTAAATCGTCCTTTACAGATGTAAATGTTCCCATGAATCGTTCATGTTCTTGCTGCTGAATCTGATACTGCCTGTTCTGCTCCTCCGGTGGTGTTTGACGCGACAGAGTAGTAGGTGGAGTGAAATTCTGTGAACCAAATACGAACTGATTCAGAATATTCGCGGCTGCCGTTAATGGCGCTCCATTCTCACCTAAACTTCGACCTTCCTTCACCATCGTAATGATGGTGTCCTTAATTACGTTGCCTAATACGTGGTAGTAGGCTTGTTGATCCACAGCTCGTAACGCCGGAAGGTAATTATCCGCGATACGATTGAATGCTTCAGGACTCTCTGATCTGGCGGCGCGTAGAACGGTTCTAATATCACCATTCATTACCTCGCCTTCTACAGAATCCAGTATTTGAGCCTTCTCTACCGCTACTTTCGCATCACTTATGGTAGGAAATACCTCAGTGAACTGCTGTTCACGATAATATGCCTTCTCCAGATACGGAAAGTCCTTGAACAGTTTGGGATACTTCCCTAGAATCTCCCGCCTACGAACGGGAGTCATCATTTCTAGGTCTTCTTCTTTTGGTCCCTCTAGTTCTTCCTCAATTTCCTTAAGTTCATCAACTTCTTCTTCATCCTTTTCTTCGTCTTCCTCTCCGTCTTCAGTCTTTGCTTTAGTAATATCAAGCGTTTCTTCAGGTTCATCAGCATTCAACAGTTCAAAAGTCTCTGTTTCCTCTGATCCGCTGTCTGAAGAACCGGAACCTTCTTCGGGATAGTAGAATTTATTGAATAGTGGGAGCATTTTGATCCTCATTCATTTGAACTCCTGCATTTTGTTCAGGAGGTTGTTGGGCTGGTCCACCTTGTCCAGCCGGTGGTGGGGGTGGCATCATCATCATTTGCTTCTGCATCGACATATCTTTGTGCATCTTCATATGAAGTAGCACATTTTGATAACCTGCTTGATTCTCAATTTTAGCTAATCTACCCGCATCGGCTACTAACCACCGACGACAAATATCTGCCTCTAGATCGTGATCATCTACGTCAAAATCTGCCTCTACACTAGGTAGAGTCTGTGGTGGAGGCGGAGGCATACCTGCCATCATCGCCTGTTCAATCATCATAGGATCGGGCGGCATCTGAATTGGTTCTGAATTAACCAACTGCTGAATTTCTTCATATTGCTTCTGCCGATCATCCTCACCCGGAATGATAAAATCTGTTAGCCCCATTGCACGCTTCAAATAGGGCATATTCTCTGGTGTCGAAATAGCCTGAATTACCTGGTCATTGTTTAGTTCAAACAATGCCATAATAGCATCTTTTTGTTGATTCCATGTAATTGGCAGGTTTTCATTTGCTTCAAGTTCAACCGATCCAATCTTTCCTTCAAGTTCTGCCTTTCTAATGAATACATTAACAAAATTTCCGAATTCGTCCTTCTTAACTTGTCGCTCGTCATCCTTTACCTCGGTGATATACATCGGAATTACCTTTCCGAAGATATCTTTCCACCACATGGTCAGCATTTTCCAGGTAGACTGTAACCTTTGTAGAGCTTGCGCCCTTGACATGCTATATTCGGAGGCAGTACGAGAACCCGACATTTGCCCACCGAAAAGACTAGGTAATGCACCACTGACCATTTGTCCGATTTCTTGGATTTTTTGTGCGAAAGGCAATACTTCCTGTGAAAGAGTTGCAGTCTTAACTTCGTAGAATCCTTCTGATAAGGCTCGTCCAGATTTGGGGGTAGCGGGATAGATTCCACCTGGAATTACCTCACTGTTACGATAGGCGTTGAAATTCAAGACTTTTGGATCTGCAAACGTCTGTGGAATTCCGTGTTCCACAGTCTGAAGTACGAGTGAAATGAGGTCGTTAGTGATATCTTGTACCGAAGTGAGTAGTAGACCAATAGGATCGAAGTGAAGATAATCTGACAGAGGATTATAAGTGAGAGTCCAGAAATCGTCAAGAGCCTCATTACACGCATGTGCGACTTTATCATTAACAATAACACACTTCACACCATCTGGGAACTGCTTACGAATTTCATCAGCTTCATCTTCGTTCAGTACGTTGTAGGCAGCAGGTCTGAACCAACAATTACGTACCGTGACGTTGTTAATGGGATGTTCACCTCTGTATTGAGGACTAGTTCTTCCCCATTGTTCGTATAGATCGTAATTCGCCTGACCACTCGTAATGACTCCTCGCAGGTCAGGGTATTGTTCGAGTACGTTTGAAAAGTGAGTTTCATAAGCATAAATTAAGTAGGTGCAATCCTTCTGATCACGCGCCCATACGGGCACTTTAACGAATAGTCCCCCGAATACTTCCATGCAGATACGAGCTTTAGCCTTATCAGTCACTCCGACCAGTCTGGTAACTGTCACAGACTTGTTCTGAAGGTCTGGAATGACTGATTGAGCACAATTAGGACAAATTTCTACGCCAGAATTGAAGATGCCATTTATGGCTGCATCTTCCTCTCCAGGCATGAATTTATTGTCTTGCGTCTCTGAAATGGACTCATCTGCCATCTCAGTCTGACACAGGGGACAGATCGATACTTGGTGCTGTTCACTGGTAGTTTCGTACTTATTTTCCTTATAAGTACCGTACTTCTCATCTTCATGCGGATAACAGTAACACGCGGTCATTCCTTCGGTACAATAAACGAACAACGCATGAATCCACAGTAGTGGAACATTGTTATGCTTGAATACCAGTTCTGCAATCTTGTCTCCTGCCTTTGCTGTAGCAATATCTAGAGGGTTATCAGCATCATCAGGATAACAAGTAATAGGAGGAACTGTAACAGAGAGAGCAGCAATAATTGATTCAAGGTACGCCCGGAAGACGTTGACTGGTTTGTCGTAAAAGCCTTGATCCGAGTCTTGACCAGCTCTTTCACTCTCCGGTATACGCCAATCATGTGCTACTTCCGAGTAGTAGGTATGTTGAATGTTCTCCCACATCAACTTCAGTCTACGCCATTGGCGAATCTGTCTATCACGCACAGCTCTATCCTCATCGTCGAAATGATCAACGATCTGTTTGAGGAGAGCTTGTGTGGAATCAGATATCTTATCGGCCACGTCTTCCACCTGTAGCGTAAATCTTCGGCATTCTTGTTACTCTAGTCTCTGGGAACTTGCCTTCTTCATCAGGTTCACCAAAATTAGTAGTAATATTATAGCCCTTACGGAACGGCTGATTCTTAATTGCCTCTTGCCGACCCTGGAAAATTGACTGAGCCAGATTAGGATTCGACTGATCCAACTGATTCATTGGATTATCATTGTATCTGTATCCGCCTCTTGGCATAACTTCACCTGCTGGTGGTGCAGTTCTCGCTGCTGGTTGGAATGTACTGGCTGAAGTACGCGCACCATCAGATCCAGGTTTTGTGTTTCCACGAGATTGAGCGACTTTACCGATACTACTCGTGATCGCATCACCCCATCCACTGACTGTTCCACCCTTACCGTGTCCCGTAATTCCACCCTGACTGGGTAGATCTGATCCGATCTTGTTTTCAAGTGCGCTTCTACCAACATTACCCGCAACTGCACCTAACGCGCCCTTGAATCCAGTTCCGGCAGTCTTTCCTGCGGCACCTGCACCGAATTTCGCCAATGCACTACTTGATGGGCCAATACCTTTGAGTGCGCCACCACCTACGCCAGCTAAACCAGCACTCATTCCGCCTGACATGAGTGCTTGTTTCCAGCTACCACCTGATAACTTTTTATCTGCGGCACTAGATGCACCAGCAATAGCCATCCCGAGTGGTATTCCCACACCAGGAATCGCCATAGCCGCGTAAGGTGCAACTTTCAGTGCAACCTTACCGACGTTTTTCATTACTTTCTTGAATCCCATGAATCACCTAAGAGGACGAATTGGAACATCACTGAATCCAAGTGCGTAAAGAACATAAAGAAGCACAATGATTACTGAGAGTACGACTATTCCCGTCTTAAACGGTGGAGGCATTGGAATGTAGGTGGTAATTAACCACACTATAAATCCAACTACCGCAATCATGAGAAATAACTGAATCATTTGCTCCACTCCTTACGCTTTTTCGGTGACGTTTTCATTACAAACTCACGCGCAACAGCTTCAGAGGGTCCGACGCCCTTATTAGGCTTCATTCCGTGAGCAATACCTTGCATAAATCTATATTGCTTCGCGCTTTTCGCTGGCATTTGCTGTACCTATATGAAGTTCTTTCTCTAGATCAGCAATTTCTCTGGCCTTATCACGCATCAATCGTGCAGTTTGACGATCTTCTTGTTCCAACATCTGCTGCTTCACGCGCCATGGAATATGCTGTGGCGTAATCGGTACATTAGGTTCAGCAGGCTGTTGTGCAGGTAGTTCGGGCTTATCTTTCTCTAGTAACCGTGCGAGTAAATCTCTACGCTCGCCTTCACTCTTGTCGAGCTGGTCACGTAGAACCTCGCATGTTAAACAGGATACCGGAGTAAGCCCGAACAACTTACGCAATAGCTCAGAAACCATTAGTGTCTATACCTTCCTACAGGTTTAACTGATTCATCTGACTCTGACTCGACTTTATTCATGTTTCGGTAGAATGCAGTCCAGTCATTTGAATTATTTAGCTGATTTACTAGCATTTCTTGTTGCTGTACTCGCTTGAATTCTTGATTGCTTTCATCAAAGAATCCTTCAGCAGCATCAACCAAGTATCGAAGTCCATCAATAGGGTCATCTCCTTCAAATTCAGCGATGTCCTCAGCAGGTTTATTACCTTTGGGTTTATCGTAACTGCACGCTTTGATTGCTTCGACGAGAACTGGACACGCGCCTTTGAAGATTTGGAGTTTCGGGATATTGGTTTCTTCGACTTGCGGTTCAAACGATCTGAGGTACGAATTGTACTCATTCATCCCTCTATTTCGCATAATCCACATCGCATAGTCTTCATTGTATAGTGGTAGTTCTGACTGATTCACGAATTTTGGCTGCCATCTGAGGTATTCGTGGATGAGGAGTTTTCCTGCAACTCTAGATCCTGGGGTGTTGTTGGAGAGTTCGACTGGTTGTTGAAGTTCGTCTTCAATCTGTTGCTGAATGGTATGTTCCTGACCTCTATCTTGACCAGCAGATTTACAAAACCTGATGAGACGCGGCGATTCCTTGTCAATATAGATTTTAACATGTGGTGCCCACTCTGCAATCTTCGTTTTTACCCAATATTGCTCGCGGTAAATGTAAACTTTCTTGTTTGGAGAGATTGCAGCCCAACCAATCCATGTCATTGCACGAAATCCCCAGTCACCCACCATAATACGCGGCCACCACTGAGGTATTTCAAATGGTTCAATCACATGGATCGCGTTGTCTGGTTCATCCTCAAACTTACGATCTCTAAATTCGTCGAAGACTTGTCCTTGATAAGCGTCCCAATCACCAAGCAGTTTGGCTTTTCGCTCAGCTTCAATAGTAATGCCCTGAAGCGACTGTTTGTAAGTCGGGTCGATGTGTTTATTGTCTTCGAGAGTTGAATGTATGTAGATCCTTTTGTTCCCACCTCGTCCGACAATTATTTTTCCGCCTTTGGGGTAGGGTTTAATAAATCGCTTATAAGTCCAAGTATGTCCAATTCCTCCAGGCATTCCGGCTGCGCGTGTAATAGAAGGTAATCCAGAATCTTTAGGCGCTCTGTTTCGCTGAAATGTAATGTAAGTGTAAATCCATTCGGTAATACTTGTAAGCTCATCAGGCGTGTACAAACAAATCTGCATAGTGTCGTACTGGTGTACATCATCTTCATTCTCACAGTGTCCGAGAAAGATCATTGCACCTTCGTTGGCCCCACCTGTACCGCCATATTGATCAGTACGTGGAAATGTCCAACACATTTCGGTTTTGTTGAGAGTTGCGCCAAATTTTCTATAAAGTTCTCTGCTTCTCGGTATGATTTCATTTCGTAGTTCTGGATAGGTACGTCGCATGAACACTTGCTTGAATTTCGGATGCTCATGCCACCTGTGAACAATACCATACAGAAGGAGTACATCGGACTTTCCTGATCCCGCTCCCCCACCATAAAATGCTTCTTTAATAGTTGTGGGAATAGATAGAAATAGTTCTTGTTTTGGTTCAGGCTTCCATTCGTTCGGAAGTGGTAGAGGTAGATCCATTATTGTCTGTACGAACCAAACTGACCACGACCACGGCCCATCATTGATGGACCAATACCACCAGCCTGACCCTGCATCATCTTATTTCGTGCCATCATCTGAGCACGCGGATCTGCTTGACCTGCATCACCTTGTGGCATCGGTGGTAGTGGTTGTGGTGGACCATCAATAAATTGAGATGGCGGTGGTGCGCCTCCACCAGTCTGATAAGTATCCATTGGACCCATAGGTTTTGGCTGCATTTGTGGAGCCATCTGACCAAAACCTTGTGCCATACGTCCCATCGCACTTGCGTTAGGATTGATTGCCTGATTCATTGGACCTTGCGGTTGACCAATACTAGTTGGACCCTCATTTGGTCCCATAGGTTGACCCACATTAGTAGGTGGTCTGGAAGGACCGATACCGAGGCCGCGTCCCATCGCACCCATACCAGGAACTTTATTTACTGCACCAGCCAGTTTGTTCATGCCTGGTGCTTTTCCTACTGCACGATTGATCGGAGCTACTGCTTTCTTCAATGCACCAAACATTCCCATTACTTCCTCCAAATACCGTTCACTGAAATAGTATTCAGTGTGAACTCATTCGATGACGCTTCACGAAACAGATTCCCATTCACGAATATCTGAACTGACAGGAACGGAAACTGTAAAACAGTATAGGAAATCGGAGTCACATCAATTGAAAGAAAGAGAGTATCAGCCGTTGTATTGAACGAGGTAAAGAAAGGTAGATTGGTAGTAACCTGAACCTGTCCATCTCGCTCTGTTACATACTTGATACGAACTGAATTCGCGTTCCCAGTGACTCTGAACTGTATAGTCGATGTAGTGATAGCCGGCGTAGTGACTGGAGTAGTAGGAGCCGGCTGTATCGGATTAGTTATGTAAGTACGGTCACACGCGACTAGAGTCGCCATCGCTAGTATAAGAGCAGGACAGAACAGTTTCATTAGTCCCTCTTAAGGATTACGAGTGTATCCGCAGTCGCCTTAATAAATCCACCACCTACTGTAGCCTGACCACCTGTTAATGTTACAGCGGCATTGGTAGTAAACACTGAATCGTCGGATTGAGTGATGGTCGGTGTGGCAGCATCAGTGAATAGTGTAGCCTTAACTGCTGGAAGTGCATACACCTGATTCGCTAGCATGGTGACAGGTGTACCTAGTGGAAGTAATTGGACAGGCATTACTTCTTCACTCCGGTAGTCTGACCTGTGTGATGAACTGGTTGAGTGACAGGTTTTGGAGTAATCAGTCCAGCACCTTGAACTGATTGAGTAGCAGCCGTAGTGAATGTAAATGGAACCGTATTCGACAACACTCCATCTTCACTCAAGACGCCTACTGGAACTGCATCAGGTCCAAGCCACACATCCATGTTCACACCAGTAGTTAGTTCTGTTGGACTGACAAAAGTAGTTGGTTCTTCATTACCTGCGAATACAATCTTAGAGAGTGGAGAGAATCCATCTCCTATTACATGCACATCGAATGACGGTGAACCAATGACTGCACCTGATGGACTGAGTGATGCGACAGTTGGTGTGACGACAGATCCACCAGTGAGGATACGCACAATCGAACGATACGCTTTATCCGCGAACTGCGTGTCACTACATGCGATCTCAAGGACCTCACGAATGTACATCCTCTGTTCATCTGTAATTACTACAGCAGGAGAGGAAAGTAGGACGGGTGCGAATGGATCTTGATACAGGGCTGGTGCTCGCATGATATCTCCTACTTCGGTTCCGGTGTCATGGGTAGTTCATTATCAGGAACCAAGATCAAACCTTTACACGCGAGATACTTAACAACGAACTTCATCCCAGGACGCGGAGGCCAAGTAGTGACAGGCTGAGATGGTAGGGAATTGTCGATACCTACTGTAGGATCATATGGAAATACAGGTAGTGGGAGAGACTGATCAGGTGAATTACCACCACCAGGTACACCATAGGACGGATCAACAGGAAAAGGTTTATCTCCGTCATTCCACGAGATCATTACAAGCTGTGAAGGCATTGATTACTCCTGTACGTTGATAACTTCAAACGATCTCTCGTCACGGAACTGTGGCGCATAGATCGTGAACTGAGGTGTGTTCGCTGTGCTCACACTCTCTGGTGTAGGCTCAAGATTCTTGATGATGACCGCCATATCTTTCGCTATACTTGACAGGTCTTTAGCATCAGCATAGTCTAGCTTCTCTTGACTGATGGAACCAAGTGCTTGACTCAAAACATGCGAGGCCTTCTTGATATGGCGTCGTCTTGATTTGTTGATGTGGGATATAATGGATTCTTTCGGCTGGTCGTATGTGGTGGTAGAAGTCGCACCCTTTGCATACGCACTCACACTAGATGGAGAGATGCCGAATTGTTCTGCAATCTGAAGTGCAGAGGATCTACCATTTATGACTGATTCTTCTCCGATGATTTTACGTAAGGAATCAGGGACGTTCGTATCTCCATCACTACGTCCCGGCCTCTGCTTCTCAACAACAGTTCCATCAACTACTTTCAACTTGGTTCTGTTGGATAGCTTCGCTAATTCCTTTTCAAAATCAGCATCAGAAACTACACCGATTGGCATACACTCCCCCGTCGCGTGGAATTGTCTCATAGATTTTTCCTTTTGTCAATAGCCTTCTAACCGATCAGGACGGTCTATGCAGGGTCCATACCTGGAATGGGACCCAGATCGAATCGACCCCTAAGCCCTTGTCCTAGACCGACTTAGACCGGAATACGGCCTGTTCTGCTATCCTTTATATATAGCGGGGATATGGGACCCAATATGGGACCCGTTCTGACCTGTAGTTTATTTTTAGTTAAGTTGTATAAGTAGTTTGATAAAGTATCCTGGCTAACATTATTTCTAGCAAGCCCCCTGGCCGCGTGGCATGAGGCTCATTCTGCATGGGTGTACCCCACCTCCACCCACTCTGCGCCGCAAAGTCCTTTGCGCCACAAAGAACCCTGCGAAAAAAAGAACAAGAGCATAGCAAGTTCTGTGCCATGTCAAGCCAAAGAACTTTACGATACAAAGTTCTCTGTAGTACAAGATCAAGAGCATGCAAGTTCTGTGCCAACTGACCCTTAATGAGACTGATCTCATTAGCAGATAGTAGTTGACACGCACCCAGGGCCGAGTGGTACAATGGGTGTGGACCGCAATAGGTGTCAATTCTTTGACATTGACAGGCGCGACGACTCGTGAGTCAGGCCCTAATGAGACTGGTCTCACTTAACTTTTTTTCGCGGCGTGGTCGATTTTTGTGTTGCGGACCCTGGAATCGTGTATAGTAGTCAAGTAAGTCGCGTCGTTCGTATCGCTCGGGAGTGCTAAGGCCTCTCCCACGTTCTAGACCGAAGGGTCTAGCGAAACTCAAACGCCTGTCGCGTTCTAGGTGGCTCTCCTAGAATCCCAATATGACCAATCACCCATTCGGAGAAACGCAGTGAAAACAATCACAGAGAGAGCCGTAGCGAAAACCGCATACGGCAAGGCGCTACCGCAACACATTGAATACGAGTTCTCGTGGCCCGTATTCGAGTCGTCCGAGGAATTCATCGCTACGAAAGACGCAGCGATGACCGTGGACGAACAGCGTAAGTTTCGAGACACCGAGGCAAAGGCTGCCTCGCGTCAATCGGAACTTTCCAAGGCTCTGGACAAGGCCGGTATTATCCGACCGACGACAGAGAATGACCCGTCACTTCGTCTGCGTAAGATGTATTCGTTGTTCATCGACAACGGATTGTCACACGCAGATGCGCGAGTCGCGGCGTCAAACGCTCTCGGCATCGAATGGGAAGACTAGCTAGCTAGTCACCCTACACAACCGTGCTACTTGTCGATACAGGTAGCACGGTCTAACCGTCACACTACGAGGTAGGAACAAACCGTGAAAACGAATCCTGAGGACTTGACACGCGATGAGTTCATCGCGTGGTTCGAACAACAGTCAGTCACGCTACAGCGCGAGGTAGTCAAGACTGTCAAGCAATTGCAAGCTATCGGCACTCCACAGCCGCTAGCGTGTCGTTTGGTCTACGCTATCTGTCAGGACCCTGAAAAGTATCTGGCAGGTATCGACGACACGAACCTGACAAAGCACTAAACCACATACACTCTGCTAGGCTCACAACGGGCCTAGCAGAGTCTAACCGTCCACTAGCGAGGTAACTACAACATGAGAAAAGTAGCGGTCCCTATCGGCCGCCTACACTGTAAGGATGGCGCATCGCTCAGCGTACAAGCAAACGACACCGCATACTGCAATCCGCGTATGTCGTTTGCAGACCACTACTCCGAGGTAGAAGTAGGCTTTATCGAAAACGCTACGCTACCTGATACGTGGCTCGAATACGCGGACGATGGCACTATCGACAGTGACGTTTTCGCGTATGTCCCAGTGGCTCTAGTCGAGGAGTTCATACAAGCTCACGGTGGTATCGACTTGGGAAAGACCCTTGCGATTATCTGCAAACGTGCGCCATACGTGGAGATACCGTAACTACCTGCAAGATCCATACCAGGTCCGGACTAGTTCCGGGCCTGTTTGCTTTTCTGCCCCACTACCTCGAACCTGTGCGCCCCGCCAGCTTTATCCTGTGCATCGCTAAACAAGATCAAAACCCCAACTTTTCTGTGCGTCTTCCCACTACTTCCAAGACCACAACTTTTCTGTGCATCTTGAAACTATATGTGGTAACAAGAGCAAAACCACATGTATTCTGTGCATCATCAGCCGCTAGGTAGTTCCTACCTCTAGCTACACGCACTCCGTCGGACCCGCGTGTAGTTCCTTCCTTACAGCCTTTCAAAGTAAGATCAAAACCACATCATTTCTGTGCATCCGTGTCAACTACCTGCAAAAATTACTTGCATGGGGGAGTGTCATTTTTATAACAGGGGGGAGAGAGATAGAGAGTCTCCTACCGCTACCGACCCCCTCTTACGCTTTACGTAATTCGTCTTTTCTTCATGCTCTTTTTTTTTTTTTTGATTTTTTAGAACATTGAAAAAAGTAGTGGACAAATAAGTGACAGGACGCGGGAAGGGTTGACAGGTGGGTCGGATCGTGCTAGACTTCTCTCTCACTCTCTCCCCCCTACTAGAGTGTCCACTTCGAGCCACAAGGGGGTCACAGAGAACTAAAGGAGTAACAGATGGCACGCACTACCAATTCAGTTAAACACACTCATCAGTATTTCAGACGAGATGACGGACTATGGGCATGTTCAGGTATCGATGACTGCTCGCACTATATGCCGAAGAATATGTCACCACTACCAGCAGGGAAGAAGTCGATATGTTGGAATCCGCACTGTAAGCACCCTGAGTTCCAACTACTTCCGTACCACATGCAGGACAGCAAACCGATGTGCGATGATTGCACGGAGCGTATGGCGATGATTGAGGCGGCGACTGAGGAAATGATGAAATCCGCACCTAAGCCCAAATCGAAGTACGAACAACTAGTGGAAGAAATTAAGGCTAGACAGAACAAGGTCGAGCCTGATGCACCAACTAGCGAAGAACCTAGTGAATAAACTACCTGCAAGGTAGGCTACCCGCCCTATTCTGCCTCGGGGTTGACCCTAATCAGCCTCGGGGCAGACTTTACCCTGAGCCGGGGAGACTCAGATCGGGCTAAGTGCTTACCAGTCAACGGTTTACGGTCGGGACGGTCTAGGCCCGAATCTTGCACCTCTCACTGGTGCCGGGTCCGCCCGGTCTGCCACTTGTTTTTTCACTAGCTTTTGCCACAAGTAGCAGTAACAACCTGATTCCGAGAGGACAGTCCACAATGCGTCGATTCTATTGCACAGTCTGTAAGAAAATCAAGCGGGTTCAAAAGTGGCCCGTCATTCTTTCCAACCGCGACTCAGAACTACCTGAACAGCGTGTTGGAGAATGTAATCGTCACAGCAAGTCGAATCAGATTCTTGCACACGCGCGTCGGACTAACCAGCCAGTCACTTCCTACATGAAAGCAGGCCGATAATGAATAACAATGTCGTAAAAGTCGGTGACTGCGAGTGCTGCCCCACTTCGGTCGGAGTAAGCCTGTATCAGCGTCCTGTTGGTCTGGTTTGCGAAGGCTGTAGGGACCGAGAGGATGCGGCTGTGGCGAAGTCAGAGGCCACGCATGTAGAGAACATGGTCGAAACTTCGCGGAAAATCGACCAGGCAATTCAACTGAAAAAGGACATTTTCATCGCCAAAACTGTGGCTGCGACCGAACTACGTGGGGCGATTTTCGCTGATGCGAATATCCCCGACGACCAGAAAGAGTATGTTTTCGCGAAAGAATGTCACTCGCGAATGATGCACTTTCAGAAGGTAGTGTTCGACCAGCGGCAGGCTCTCCTCGAATCAGAAAATGAAATGAGGATGTGGCAGGCAAATGTTCAGTCTTCTGCCGGTAAGCTCCGCGCTGATAAGCGAGCAGAGTTCCGGTCACTAGATGTGAACTACGAGCCTGTTACGCCGAAACCCACCAAGTCGTCGAACAAGGCCCCGAATCTCAAGAAGCAAGAACTCGTAGACGCGGCCAAGAAGTACAACCTGTCAATGAGCCACATCCGTATGATGTCTGAAACTCGCAAGATAAGCGCAGATCAGGCGGGGCGTGAACTCGCGGAAATGCTCAAGAAAAAGGCTCAGTAGTCAGTTTCTTTTCACATCGATTCCGAGAGGACGATATGGCACAAATAGTTCCAATAGACCGTGTAATTCCCCGACGCACTCAAGTCTCGACTCGTATCATGCGACGAGTGCTCGAAAAGCAGGGTCAGATAGAGCCACTACAGGTCACGCAGGAAGGTCAATACTACGTGGTTTTCGCGTGTGACCCCTATGGTGACGAGATAGTAGCAGCGGCGCGTGAACTAGCGTGGCCTACTCTACTTATCGCCGTAACTGACGAGTACGAGCAATAGTTAGTTCCGAAAGGACTACAAAATGACTGTGAAAGAACTGATTGAAACTCTCGAAGCATGTAATCCAAATGCACAAGTATCGATAGATACGGACTCAGGCTCTAGCATCCTGCATGACGAGGATATTTATCAGGATGATGCGGGCGAGAATGTGACTATCGACATTTCGGTACTCGCGCCCTCTTACATGAAACGAGGGCGGTAATGACACGACCAGAAGCAGCGAGAATACTACGTGAGGAGCTGAATAAGCATGGCCTTCAGAAATGGAGTGTCAGGCTAAATCAGAATGCTAACTCACACTTCCTGGGAATGTGCTCGCACAAAGATTCGTGCATCATTCTCTCGGCTCACCATATTGACATACATCCTGACCCGGATGTTATCAATACCATCCGTCACGAGGTAGCCCACGCACTTACTCCAGGTCATGCTCACGATTCAGTGTGGGAAGCAAAAGCTCGTGAGATTGGATGCGACAATACTCTCCCTTGCTCGAATCTCTCGTTGAATCCTGAGATTATCGATGCGATACGAGGTGGTGCGGACGTTGAAGTAACATTCGACGAACAGGTAATTCGCACTCCGAAGTATAACATCACGAGGTTGCAGGACAAGTGTGAGAAGTGTGGCAAAGTCGCAATAATGAAGTCAGAACGGACTATGGTGAATCGTGATGATACCAAGCCCGACCTGAAGTTCATTACGCTAGAGTGCGGTCACATCATCCTGAAGCAGATTCCGAAAGGTACTCCATTTCACAAGTTCCAGACTGGTGGCGACCCGAACTGTGACCACAAGTGGAATAAGAATCAGTGTGGTCTTTGCGGCAGATTCAAGCCCTACGACTTTCAGATTCAGGGAATGCAGTTTCTTGAGAAGGCATTCGCCGTAGGGAATGGTGGCGCAGTATTCGATGAGATGGGACTCGGGAAGACAATTCAGGCTGGTGGTTTCTTGTACTACCACCCTGAACTCTACCCGGTGTTGTGGGTAATTAAGGCTGGAATTATCTACCAGACTGCTGCATTCCAGATTAAGTGGATGGGAGTGGAGCACGCGCCCTACATCATCGATTCAAGTAAGGATTGGCCACCGCCTGGACTAAAGCACTACATCATCAGTTACGATATGTTGGTGCCCAAGAGTCGGACACTAAAGAGTGGCAAAGTCGTTACATCAGGTTTCGACATTTCGCACTTCGACCGACTCGGAATCAAGTGTGTCGTACTTGATGAGTGTCAGCAGATTAAGAACGTGGATTCTGCACGCACTCAGATGGTGCGTAAACTGGTCAAGGGAAGGAAAGTTCTACCCTTGTCAGGCACACCGTGGAACAATCGTGGAGGCGAGTTGTTCCCCGTACTAAACATGATGGACCCGATTCGATTCCACTCCGCCGCTGGTTTCGACCGCGAGTGGGTCGAGCATTACTACCAAGGTCCGTATCTGAAAGAGGGCGGAATTAAGCGAATCAAGCAGTTCAAGGAATACACTAAGGACATGCTTATTCGCAGAGAGAGGACTGAAGTGATGGCAGAACTTCCGTTAGTCAATCGCACCAAACTCTACGTCAAGATGAACCTCGAAGAAGAAAAGATTTACGATGAGGCAGTCGATGAGTTCGTAAAGTGGTACGAGGAACAAATCGGCAACCTGACAGGTATGGCGATTATCGCGGCCATGCAGAAGATGCGTCATCTCGTCGCAGTAGCGAAGATTCCCGCAACCAGGGAATATGTGGACGAGTTCATTGAGGACACTGACCGCAAGTTGGTGGTATTCGCGCATCACAAAGATGTTCAGTTCATTCTCTACACCGAACTGAAGGAGAAGTATGGGAGTCAGTTTCCCGTACTCAAGCTCACCAGCGAAATGTCGTCACACGAGCGTTACGAGTGTCAGGAAACATTCAACAAGTCTCCTCGTGCAATTCTTGTTGCAAGTCAGCTTGCAGCAGGTGAAGGACTCAATCTCCAGACTTGTGCTGACTGCGTGATGCACGAGAGACAGTGGAATCCTGGTAAGGAAGAACAGTGTGAGGGTCGTTTCATCCGTATCGGTCAACAAGCTACGAGTGTGAACGCCGTATACGCGCATATGGACGGACTCACTACCATCGACCCACAACTCGATTCGATGGTGGAGAGGAAGCGGATTCAGTTCCATTCCGCGATGAACAACACTGAGGCTCAGCGATGGAGTGAGGACAACATGGCGAAAGAACTTGCGGAAACCATCGTTCGTGCTCATCGTGCCAAGAGAGGTCGCGCAGCATGAAGTGCCCAATCTGCAAGAAGGAGTACAACCTAGCGCGAGGTAGTATTTGCCCAGTCTGTCGGGTAAAACTGAGGGGGAAGCAATAATGCGAATCATGGTAAAGCTGAACTGCACGGCGAAAACTCTCGGAATCGGACCCATACGCGCCATCGATAACTACGAAAGGTGGCGCTGTGGGTGCGTGAAATGCACCAAAGAACTGAAAGAGCAGGAAGGAAAGTGAAACGTGATTACAGTCGGAGCAATAGCGTTGTTGATATACATGGCGTGGGCCATAGCTGCCGGGGAGTAATGACTAATGACCAAAAGGCATATCTGGTTCACGAGTTCTGCAAGGAAACCGTGGACAGGTATCAGATGATGTCTTCGGAAGATGTAGTCGATGCGTTTTGGGAGTTTGTGAAGGAATTGAGGACAAAATGAATCAACTAGATGTGATGGAACTGGTACACAAGATTGCGATTGATAGTGTGCATAATGACCGCGCACTACTCGACCTCTCGCAGAAGATTGCAGATACTTTGACTTCGATGCAAGAGTACATGAATACTCTACATCGGGCAGTCGAGAAGTTGCAAGAACAAGTGGATCTACTCGAAGCAACGAGGCACTAATGCCGCTATACTATGAAGTGCGGGGTACCATCGAGGGAATAGTAGTGAGAATCATTCTCCCTGGTGATACCCCGCCAGATGAGGTCGAGGAAGTTTTGACCAATGTGAAAAAGTTCGCGGACCAGTTTCAGTCCGTCGAAGAATTTGAGAATGCACTACTACTCGCGTCACTCACAACAGAAGGAAGGAATGACAACTAATGACTGCACTGAAGTACATCACGTCGCCTGAGTTTGGTTGCTGCACGACCTCGGAACTGATGCAGACCGCCAAGAATGACCCGAACTTTCTGCCCAAGATGAAAGAGTGGGCAATCGAGGAGATGAAAAAGAAGGGTATCGAGGTGACGGAGAAGTAGTAAATGGAAGGATTTATTTCCTTCCTTAGTTCCACTCACAGATGTGGTGGGACGAAGGAAGTAAATAACTACTTCAACCCGACTACTAAGGAACTAAACATGACTAACAAACCGAAGAAGGTCAGGAAGTTCAAGTTGCCGCGCTCGATTCAGAAGATGTATCCGAAGGTGGAGTATGCGATTGACGCACACGCGCCGGTACACGTTTCGGTCAATGCGAAAGATTGCACTACAGCGGAACCTCTCAATCCGATGGAGTGTGCGCTAGCGAGAGCAACAAAGCGTGAACTGAAGGTGGATGGTGTGATTATCGGATTGTCTACTTCCTACATCATCAAGGGGAATAAGGCAACGAGATTCGCTACGCCGATGGCAGTTCAGCGTGAACTTGTGTCATTCGATAGGCACAGTGATTTTGCGCCGGGTGACTATCATCTGATTCCTAAGCCACCATCAAACAGATTCGGGAAAGACACGCACAAGTCGAATCGTGGTGGTAAGAACAAGTCAGCCACACGAAAGGTGCATACGTCGGCGCGAGTTCGTGTGCTTCCGAAAGGACCGGCATCAGCATAATGGAAGTACAGACACGAGATGAGACGGGTGGATTAAAATTCCACTCGTCTCTTTCTGCTGCACTGAAGGAATCGAGACGTAATCCTTCAGTATGGAAGATTTCTTTCAACGCTGAGGATGGAACTCGTGTTAGACTAGTCAGGTCGCGGGATGGATGGATGTTAGAACTAATGGAAATAGGAGTGAGAAATGCCCAGAGTAATTCTGCTGATTGACGGAGAGGACGCGCAACAAGCTGTGTACGAGCTGATTTCAGCCTCGGAGTACGACAAGCTGAAGATAGCTATTTGGGTAGCAGATGACCCCACTGAAGTAGTCATCAAGCACTCGTCACTGTTGTACGCAGATGGACTGGACAAGGAGAGTAACGAGAATGACTGAAGAATCCGCGTCAATCGTTACGAAGGCACGAGACAACGTAATCTTCGATGCCACTACCTTGTCCAGCATGATGGGATGTGGTCGATACGAAGATTTGAGATTCAATCATCGGATGTTACCGATGAAAGGAAAGTCGAACTCTCTCGAAGTCGGCTCTCTCATCCACAAAGTGTTGGAAGTGTTCTACAAGCACAGAATCAACGGATTCGACCGGAAGACTTCGATTGGTCAGGCACTAGCAGCGGGACAACTTTATGTCACAGGTTGTCCGCACTGTGCTCTCGCACTCACCGGGCCGTGTGAATGCGGACACGAACCAGGCGAATACCCTGGTGTGACGAATACAGCCGAGAATAACGAGAAGTGGAATGTTGGGTGGAAGTTCGCACTCGACACCTGCGAACAATACTTCAAGTTCTACGAGGACGACGCACTGATTCCTCTCGCTTGTGAGTGGGTCAAGGGTGAAGTGTTGTACGAGGATGCAGATATCCGCGTGTTGTGGAAGGCAAAGTTCGACTTGACTGTTGACACGAATCAAATCGGAATCGTGTCAATGGACCACAAAACCTTCAAGCAGCGCCGTGACAAAACTACCCTGAGCAATCAGTTCATGGGTCAGTGCTGCCTACTGAACTCGCGGAACGTGATAGTAAATAAGATTGGTCTACAGACTACACTACCAATCAAGGACCGCCTGACCCGAGAGATAATCAGTTATTCGGCAGATAGACTGCAAGAGTGGCGGTACGAGATTCTTCCGTACTACGCATACAAGTACCTCGAATACAAGGAGTCGGGATATTGGCCTCCTAACTTCTCGCATTGTGACACCATGTTTGGTCCGTGTCAGTACAAAGGTGTATGCGAGTCTGACCGCAATATGCGCGTCGAGGTGTTGCGTAACGAGTTTCAGGTAGGTCCTGTGTGGGACCCGACCAATAAAGAGGATGAATAATGCCTACAATGAGTGACGTAGACTTCAACGGACTATACTGCATGTTCAAGGGTGAACCTGGTACTCGTAAAAGTACGCAAGCACTATCTTTTCCAGGTCCGCAGTATTGGTTTTCGTGGGACCGGAAGATGAACGGAATCTATCTGCCCATGAAGAAGTGGGGGTTGGACCCGAAGTCAATTACTTTTGAGGACTATGACGATTGGAGCAAACCCAAGAAGAAGTTGGAGGAGTTCCAAACTAACTGTCCCTACAAGACCATCATACTCGACTCCATCACCTCGATGGCGGATATGACTCTTAGGCAGACCGTACAGTTAAAGTACGGCAAAACTAGGACGAGCGGAGCGAGTGCTGGTAAACTCATCGCTGGTATCGCGGTGAATGAAATTGAGGACTATAACGCTGAATCTTCAGCATTAAACGAATTGATGGCACTAACGAAGAACATCAATTCATTCAATAAGGTAAATGTTATCCTGATTGCTCATGTGGTGAAGGCTGAGTATCGGGATACCACGAAGAATGTCACTCATATCAGCCGGCAGATTGTGACGGCTGGTAAGAATGTGGCAGCTAAGATACCCGCATATTGTGGTGAGGTCTATCACTTCAATATCAAGCGGGGATTTGACCCAACTCAAGGAGGTGAATACTCACTACTTACCGAACATACTGGTGATGACTTTGCGCGGTCAGGTATCGGCCTACCCCGAGAAATTGTTTTCGGTGACAAGCCACTGTATGACACATACATCAGACCAGCCATCGCCAAAACCACAGAAGTGTACACACCTACTACAAAGTTCTAAGGTGATACATGGCCGAAGTAATCACTCTACCACCGAACGAAGAAAACAACAACGAAGTAAACAGGAGAGTTATGCCTATCATTCAGTTCTCAGATCGTGACTTGCTCCGCGGAAAGATTGTGGAGCCGGGATGGTACGTTGTTACCATCAACAACATTGGTGAGGCACCGTCGAAGGATGGTGGTTCCACCAATTACCCCGTAGAGGCCGCCATCGTGCGGAACGCGGACAACGGCAGCGAGGATTTCGCTGGAGTTCCGATTGATTGGAACTTCAACTCGAAGGCGATTGGTTTCGCAGTCGGGTTTCTCGCTGCTTTCGGAGTGGACGTAAAGTCAGGTCAGCGTTTCGACTTGGCGAACGCCGTGGGTAAACAAGTGGAAGTGTTCATCGAGACGGGTGAGTGGCAGGGCCGCATGAAGAATCAGGTCAGCCACAAGTATCGCACCGTCCGTAGCTAGTTTCCTCGAACTAGTAGTGGTTTCGGCCATCATCCACTATTAGTGATTCAACCGTGTGGTACCGAGCGGTGGGGATTCGGTACAACTAGTTTAAGTTTCCTGTATGATTGCCTAGCTGAACCCAAGTGTAGGTAGTTTATTCGCAGGTTGTGTGAAGGGTTGTGGGTGACAGTAAGCACATAAAATGATGGAACCCTCGCCTTACAACAAGTCGTGGCCTCACTAAAAGCAGGCCCAACAACTAGAGGTGTATTGTGGATATATACGACTACGAGACAGCGGAACAAGAGCAGCTCGACCTTCCCATTTCTGTGCCTGACGAAGAAGAAGATCCAACAGAGGAAGACGCGGACTCTGATGGTGAGGAGCCAGAAGACGACGAGGAAGAATTCGAGGACGATGATGACGAGATTGAGGAAGACGAGGATTCACCTGACAAGGCGGCTGAGTAGGTAACTGAGTCGGGTGATAGGGGGCGCACTCAAGACCACTAGTAAGTGGGTTACGGGTGCGCCTCCGCTTTTTTCACCGATACGGAGAATGAAATGACTGATGTGGTTACTAATAAAGTAGTGGGACGAATCATCAAGATGAGTAAGCAGGGATGGGGCTTTATCTCATCTAGGGAGATTGAGTTTACACGGATTTTCTTTCACTGGACCGCACTACGACAGGACACACTTCCTTTCCTCGAATTGAAGACTGGTATGACTGTGGAGTTTACGCCAGTCAGACTACCGATGAAGGGATATCGAGCTATTCATGTGCGAGTAATTGAAAAACCAAAGGTCGAGACTAATGAAAACACTGAAATGTCCGCACTGTCAGAATGATGATAGAGATATGCTGGACCCGATACGCCCCGGCTTCTATTACTGCTTGGTATGCGGTAAAACTTTCGAGGTGACGGATGGAGCATAAGTATGTACCAGGAATAGGACCTGTAGGTCCCAAGTTGCTGATATTAGGTGAAGCTCCGTCGAAAGAGGAGACTGCCGCGGGTAAGCCATTCGTAGGCCCGTCAGGTAGAGAACTCGATAGGCTGCTGAAGGATGCAGGTATACCTCGTCACGAGTGTTGGATAACTAACGTCTGCAAGTTCGAGGTTCCACCGAATGTAGGTAAGAAGAAACTACCGTTTCATATCCGCGCTCGTGACTACGGGATCGATATGGACCAACAACTAACTGAACTGAGGACTGAGATTGGCGATATCAAACCAAACTGTATACTGGCTCTCGGTGGGACTGCGCTTTGGGCGCTTACCGGGAAAACTAAAATTTCTAAGCACAGAGGAAGCATCATGTGGGGAATGGGCACGAAGTTTGTGCCTACCTATCATCCCGCACACCTGTTGCATTCTGCTAGTGGTGGAGAAATTAAAGGTTATTGGAATCGGCAAGTAATGATATTCGACTTCGCTCGCGCATGGGCGGAGTCACTATCTCCTGGTATTGAACTACCTACTCGACTCCTACAGGTATGTCGGAGTAGTGGGGAGTTACATGAATTCTTGGAGAGATATAAGAATCAGGAATTACTCAGTGTTGATATTGAAGCTGGTGGTCACTGTCTGCCTATTTGCGTTGGCCTTGCTTTCACTAAATCTCACGGAATGACCGTACCGTTGTGGAATCGAGATGGTATTTCGGACATACCAGATTCAGACCTCGGGACTATCTGGGCTATGTTAGCCCGGATTTTATGGGAGAAGAAAATTGTTGGACAAAACTTTAATTACGATCGTGACAAACTCAAACGACTCGGATTCACCATTCGAGGAATCCATTCAGATACTTTGCTTAAAGCCTTCGCAATTAACCCTGAACTCCCGAAAGGGCTTGCATTTCTTACAAGTATCTACACTAGAGAACCCTTCTATAAAGATGAAGGTATGTATGAAGGGTCGGTTAGAGATTTACTCTTGGGCTGCGCCAGAGATAGTTGCGTTACTCTCGAAATAAATGAGGCGATGGATGCGGACCTAGATGAACTTGGTGTAAGGAAGTTCTATGAGAACTTTCTCATGAAACTTCCCGACTTTTATGCGGAGATAGAAAACAATGGATTCAGAGTCAACCGCGAAAGACAAGAACAACTTCTCAAAAAGTACATCGAGTGGGATGAGCGACTGGGTTATGACATGTTCAAACTTGCAGGAGTTGAAATTAACATCTCCTCTCCACTTCAAGTTTTCGACCTTCTTTTCAACATATGGAAACTTCCCGCAAGAAAAGGAACTGGAGAAGAAGAACTAACTGCACTGTTGAATCTGAAGTGGGGAATCAAAGCTCCTGAACATAGGGAGTGGATTGAAAAGTGTTTGGAACGACGGCGTGTGAAGAAGACTATCAACACCTACTTGATGGCTCTACCTGACTATGATGGTAAGATGCGGACTACCTGTTTCATGTGCCTCGAAACTGGTCGCACTAGTACGGGTCAACAGGACCCACCAATTAGACCACTGATAGACCTCGTAGGTAGTGGGAATAAGAAGGACCTGAAAGTCATGGGTACAGCATTTCAGACCATGACGAAACATGGAGATATAGGCGGTGATGTTCGCTCCATGTACGAGCCTGATGAGGGAGAAGTATTCGTTCAACTAGATTCGTCACAAGCTGAAGCTCGTGTGGTGTTCAACCTCGCTACAGATGAGCAGGCATTAAAGGACATAGACGAACATGACTACCACGCTCTTACTGCTTCTTGGTTTTTCGGTGGGGTGGAATCTGATTACTCAAAAAAAGTATTGGGATATGAAAGCCCGATTCGATTTGCTGGTAAGACTCTCAGACACGCGGGACACCTCGGAGCCGGTAAGCGGCGTGCGTCTACAGAACTCAATACACAAGCTCGAAAGTACAAGATTCCCATAGAGATCGACGAGCATACAGCAGAGAAGGCGTTGAAGATATTTCATCTCCGCCAACCAAAGATACAGAGGGTGTTCCATGCCGAGGTTATTGAATGCCTCAAAAATACAAGACAACTCGCAGCACCACTCCCCTACGGGGTCGATGCGGATAGAGGAGGTGTTCGTATATTCTATGAAAGGTGGGGCGATGACCTTTTTAGAGAAGCGTTTTCTTATCTGCCCCAACGAGCTGTTACTGATAATACCAAAGCGGCTGGTATTAGAATTAAGCGGCAATGTCCGTATGCAAAGATTATTCTTGAAGCACATGACGCGCTTCTATTTAGCGTGCGTCAAGAGTATCTCGATGATTTTATCACGATAGCTAAGAGGGAGATGGAACGTCCGATTAACTTCACTGTCTGTTCGCTGCCTCGTCGGTTCCTCAAGATTCCGTGTGACGTAGAGGTAGGGACTAACTATAAGGACTTGAAAAAGTACAAGTTTCCTGAGATAATACAGGCTGAACTACCAGTTCTTAAGAATTTGACTATAACCGAACAGTTCATGGTACAGGATGAAGGATGACATGGCTGGATACATTACTCTCTCAACACTCAGAACTAGAGAGTCCAACTAACTTTTGGCTCTGGGGCGGAATCGTATCACTGTCGGCAGTAGTAAAGGATAACGTATGGATTGATAGACAAATCTACAAACTGTATCCGAACATCTACGTGATGCTACATGCTGAATCCGGCCTTAAAAAAGGACCTCCGATAAGCATGGCTAAGCAGTTGGTTAGGGGTGTAAATAACACGAGGATAATCAGTGGTAGGAGCAGTATTCAGGGTATTCTGAAAGAACTAGGGACAGCACAGACTCAACCAGGTGGGAGAGTAAATGCAAAATCGAATGCGTTCATTTGTAGCTCAGAATTAACTAGTTCGATAGTAGAGGACAAGGTAGCCACGGACATACTGACGGACCTGTATGATAGACAGTACAATACAGGTGAGTGGAGGTCACTACTCAAGATGGAGTCGTTCAACTTGAAGGACCCTACAATCAGTATGTTCACCGCTACTAATGACGCGCACTCGACGGACTTCTTCGGAAAGAAAGATATACACGGAGGCTATTTCGCTCGAACATTCATCATCTCTGAGCGTAAACGGAATCGAGCTAACTCCCTACTCGTGCCATTACTGAATCCGCCAAAGTATGATGAGTCAATAGAGTATCTAAAAGAGGTAGCGAAACTCTCCGGGCCGTTTCGACCACTAGCGTGTACTGAACCGACCGAAGAATGTCACATTCCACATATCGAAAAACAGACTGGAGAAATTGCCTACTTCAGTGACGCTGGACTGCTGTACCAAACTTGGTACGACGAGTTCATTGAAGATATGCACAATCCTGAACTGAAGGATGATACAGGTACACTGAATCGATTCGGTGACTCCGTGTTGAAAGTGGCGATGCTCCTCTCGTTAAGCAGGAGTCTGGAACTATACATCGATAGGGATTCGATGGAACTCGCCATCGAGTATTGTAGGAAACTGATAGGTAATGTACGACAGATGACCTACGGCAAGAAGGGTCTGAGTGAGGCTAAGGGAATTAAGACCCTGATTATTGAGGAACTACTTGGAAGGGATACGCACCAAATCAGTCGAGCTATGCTACTCAAGAAGATGTGGTCCCACTACAAAGAAGCAGACGAACTCGATGAGATAATGAACTCGTTCGATCAGGCAGGGATGATTAAGACAGAGAGTATTGGGAACAACATCATCTATGTGATGCCTGACCATCAGGTAAAGGAATATAGTAATCGATTCACTGGCAAGAACAGATGAGAATCCCTCTCCCTACAGAACGTGAAACAGATACGTCCGAACTAACTGATTCCGCATGGGTTCAATGGTACTTGAATGTACCGAATTGGACCTGTGGTGTATGCGAAGCAGTTATGTTCGGACGTATGACCTACTGCGTATACTGCAAAATGAAACTACATAGGGATACTCTACGGCCTGAGTCCACCTAGATGATTCGGCGGTATACCACCACCAATCAGTATGTCATTCCTCGGGTCAACAAGTTTACCGACTGACTCACCTTTACTGTACGTCTGAGTACCCATACCAAACATGGCGGGAACCATCCAGGGAAGTAACTCTGGATTGTTCTTCGCCATTTCCTGCATATCCTGAGCAATCAGCGGAATAAACATCTGTAAGGTTCTATCTCCGAGATGGAACGGATTGTACTGAGACGCATTCGCTATGTCATACGCGAATTTCGCAGTTGGATTCAACTTGTTCACCATGAATCGCTGCATCATATCTTCCTGCGTCTGTGCTTGATAGCCCTCACCGAACGGATGGAACTGTCCGGTAGATGACGATGTAGCACCACCTGCCATACTTCTGGCGAAGGCTACGAGGAACTGTTGGAATCCACCTGCTGCATCTAACCGCGTATCACCAATTCTCACCTTACCGAAGTCCGCACTTGTTGGGTCGGTACTTACCTGAACTTCGTCACCACCTGCCATCTTAGCTAGTTCAGCAAATGCGAACCACGCACCCGCAGTCGATACAGCCGCCTTGAGATACTGTTTCCTTACATATGGACTAGCCATAATGTAAGTGTTAGGATTCAACATCCTGATTCTACTTGCCAGTAGACCCGGTGAAAACAACACTCTACCCAGAGTCT